AACAAGCATAACAAATTTCGTAGCACCATTCATTACATATAAGATTAAACAAACACGCCTAGTGCATACTCTCAGCTAGGTTGTAACAAAAGCTACCTATAGCCTAACGAGATACAAATTGCCTCACTAGTGATTATGTATCACAGCCCTTTGTTGTTAGGTGTAGGTAGCTTGTAGCACATAGAGTAAGAGAGTTCCGGCCTCTAAGCTAGCAAGGAATAGGACGACTATGTGTTACAAGCTATCTATAAAGGAGAGAGATGAGTGAAATACAATGCCGTTGTAAAGGTAATGTAATCTGTAGTAACCATTGGACTACAGAACATACAAGAATATATCAATTGCAACAGCGTATACATAAAGGAGAAAGATGAGCGAAGTATATGA